GTCCAGCAGGTCACGCTTGTAGGCGTTGTCGCCGTCGATGCTCAGGCCGTTTCGGCGTAGCGCGTCGAGCGCGTTATTCAGGTTGGCCTCAGGTGATGGAAGCACCAGGTCAAAGTCGGTCTTGCCCGGCCGGCAGGCGATGACAAACATCTGGCAGTCGAGCGGCAGGTGCTGAGCAATATCCGAAATCGCTTCGATGACGGCTTCGCGCAGGTGGTGTTTTTGATCGGCCATACGAATTCCTCGCCCGCCGTACACCGGCAGGCTCTTGTGTGGGGTAGGGGTTAGGCGTTGTCGGCGATGTCGGCTTCGGCCATCTCGCAAAAGAACGAGCAGGCAGGGATCTTCTCGTTCCGCCGCACCGGGCCGTCGCCGAGGTCACGCAGGGAAAAGCGCACGTTGGTAGTTCGGTTGCGGAACAGGTAGGAGCCTTCGCCCAAGTCGTCTTGGATCAGGCACAGCCCCTCAAATTGCTCCGGAAAGTCTTCCCGAATAGCCCGGAAATAACCCTCGCCACCCTTCACGCAGCCGATGCAGTTTGCGTTGTCGTAGCCCATGCGGTACATCAGTGGCAGCTCAATGCCGGCGCGCTCGATCATTGCCTTGCAATCTTCCTTGCCCAGGCCGCGATCAATCAGCGGTGCAATAACCGGCCGATCAGGGTTGCGCTCACGGAAGTCCGCGAGACGATCGGCCTCCTCAGCGGTGAAGCCGAACACCATGACGTCTCCCGGCTGCTTCCATGTGTCGAGCAGCCTGCGCTTGAGGAGCTTGGTGCATGGCGCGCCGTATTGGTTCTTCATGTACCGCTCGCGACGGAATACCTCTTGCGCGTCGGCGCCGTATTTCTCGTCGCGCAGCACGGTTACGGGGCGGCCGAACCACGCTTCGCAGTCACTGGCGAACCGGCGGTTGTCCGGGTGCTCATTAGCCAGGTAGGCATTGACGATCTGCACGTCGTGAGTGGAGCTGTATTCGGCCAGGGCCAGCTTGGTAGCAACCGCCGACGCGGCTCCGCAGCTGAATTGACACACAATGCGATTCATCACCGCTCCCCCCTGTAGCAGTACACGTAGGCGAACCAGGCGAGGGCGATCATGGGTCACCGCCTTTTCGATGACTGTCCGACGACCTTGCGAGTCCATCGGCGTGACCACGCGCCGCTTTTCCATAGCTTTCATGAGATCGCTGGCGGCCCAGTAGTCGATTCTGAAATTCCGCTGAAGGGCAGAGACATAGCACCGCCCGGTCGCCCGAATAAACTGCTCGGCGCTCGATTCGATTTCTTCGTTCATGGTGTCACCTGCTTGAACTCAATAACCCAGACCCAGGGGTTGGCGTCCCATGCATCGGGCCCGTTCACCGAGTTCCATAGGTTGGCGAACGCCCAGCGCGCCGCGCCAAGGCACTGGCTTGAACTGGTTGTTTTGTCCCACATCCAGCCGTCTCGCTGAGGGTGATAAGCTTCCGGCGCAGGGCATGAACCGACATCAGCCCAACCCTTCCCGCCGTGTCCGCACTTGCGGCCGTAATCGGTGAAGAAGCATCCCTCGGCCAGCGCCTGCTCATCGCTGATGTCCTGCAACCGCTCGACGCGCACGTCGGTGATTTCCAGCAGGATGCGGCTGGCCCAGCGCGGCATGTGGATTGAAGGCCGGATTTTCCCTGGCTTGATCATCGCGCAACCGGTCTGCCTGAAGCCCCAATCGGCCGGGTACCGGATCGGCTCGCCATGGCTCAGGTCTCGCGGCGCTATCGAATTGACCTGGTCGTCAGCTTGCCAAGCTTCTCGCACCCACAGTCGGTCGCCGGGCAGTCCATATGGGCTGCGAATCACTGGGCCGCCGATGTCCCAGCAGGCGCCGATCAGTGGCGAGTCGTCGAAGGCATCGACTACAGGGGTATCGGTCTTGAGCCCTTTCACCGGCCGCCGCGTGACCGTCTTCCGGCCTTCCAGGATGGCGCGCACCATCGGGGCCGAGAACAAAATCGGCCTTTCCTTTATCTCAGACATGCGGATTCCTTGCCGCTATAGCGGCTGAAAGTTGTACATAAAATTCGGTTTCGTATAGATGTTGCGACCAGTTATCAGAAACCGTTTTGACACGGTTGCACTTCGTTTGCGGGCGTTTAATTTTGGTCTCTACTGACCATCACAGGATTGGGCGGGAGGGCCCTATGAGACTTCGAGGCGATATCTTCTGGGAGTGGGCAGACCCCGAGCTCCACAGCCGAATACACGATGAAACTCTCAATGATGGGACTCACATCGACGTGCAAGTCAGGCTATCGCGCAACGGCGAAACACAAATGTTCATCGGGGTTTATGGTCCTGATGGCTTGGCTCTGTATGAAGAGGCTGATGACTCACACCCACGCGAATCGATGACCAGAGCACTGGCTTGGGGTGTCGGTCGAGCTCGTCAGCTGGCTGCCGCAGGAAGTTCAAGTACTCGCCGAGCGGCTTCTTCGGGATAGCGGACTGACCTAAGTGGGGAGAAGTAACGAGGTGGTCGCTTGAGCGGGGCGAAAGGTTTATTTCGGATCAGGGCTGACCACAGGAGAGGATCATGCCATACAGCCAGGGCGCGCCAATTGCACACGAATACCGTGGGTGTCAGCTATTTCTAAAGTTCGACTGGCAAAAGCCCAATGACAAGATACCGTTTGCAGTTCATGTTCTAGAAAACAGCGAAGTACCGGGGCTCGCTAATACAGTCGCAGACTTGCCTGGGCCGTGGACGGACTACCAAAGCGCACTTGCGGAAGCGATCGCTGCCGCTGAGCGTTGGATTGACAGCCAATTGCCACAGCAGCCGGCGGTCTGAGCATAAGGCAAAGAACTCGAGATAATGTCACAATGATGCCATGTGGGCGGGCGCTCGATCCCTCACCACTCAAATAAGTGTGACATCATGCCTTCGATTGATGATTTTCGCTTCAAGGCTCATCACCTCCTGCTCGATCTTGATGCAGCAACCAATCACCTTATGATGCTCGTCGTTTCACGCGAAGTCTCTGGACCGACGTGGGAAGACGCTGTGGCCCGTCACAGGCAAGCATATGAAGTTTGGACATCCATCCTCACCGGTATTCAAACGGATCCCATGCCCGCCTTTGATGGGCGACCGCCCCAAGACTCGCCAAACTCGCCAGATTAAAGAGACTCCGTCGCTACCAGATCATGGGCATTCACGATCGTCATGCCGAGGCGGTGGCCGATTTGAACTTCGAGCTTCGCGCCCTCTGATCTTTCCCATCCAGGCAGAAGGGCGATCACGCCGCACAGTCCCAGACGCGTCAGGTCGTAGGCCATGTAGTCGGCCCACTCGGCGCCGGGGACGATGCCGTGGTCGGCTGGGTTCTCCACTTGGTAGCCCAGGGCGCGCAGCTGGTCGGCGGCAGCGTTGAAGGCTGGGTAGTTGAAGTCCTTCAGGCCGGTCATCGGCCCGGCCACGTACACGCGTTTGGCGCGGGCAGCCTTGAGCGTCACACCAGGCGCAACCGCCGCACTGATCCGGTCAACGGCCCGGTCAATCGGCCCTTGAATGAACGCCGGCATCGGCTCGTTCGCCGGCGGCGTCGTTGAGGTAACAGCGGCGATCATCCCGATCAGGGATTCGGTAACTACCGTGCGGATGTTTTCTGTGGGCACGGGGGCGTCCTATGCCGGGTCATGCCCGGGCGGTGGAGGGTGGGTTAGGCGGCTGCTTTTAGCGCTTCGATGATTCGTTGGCCGGCCAGAGGTGGCACGGCATTGCCGGCCATGTGCATGGTCAGCCGGTGGTTCTCCGGGCGCTTGGTGTCGGCGGGGAAAGACATGGCCGCCAGCGCCTCGTTGGCCGAGAGCATCCGCATCTCGTCCCCGCGCACCAGGGCCCAGCGGTCGAGCGTGGTGATGGTGCCGATCGGGCGGTTGACATCGCGCCCGGTGAGGCCGGAGCCCTTGCCGTAGTAGGGCATGATGAACTGATCGCCGAAGCGCTCACGCCCGTTGCGTACCCGGTCGAGAGTTGCCTGGGCCCGGCCCGGCTTCTCAATGGGTGACCACCGACCGGCGTTGAAGTCGAGGAAGCTGGCGGCCGACACGTGCTGGCGCTGGTGCAGCTCGAGCATCAGCGGCGATTTGCTGCGGGTGCAGACCAGGAACAGGCGCACGCGGTGCTGAGGCACGCCAAGGTCAGCACAGTCCACGACATGAGGCGCAATCATGTACCCCAAGGCGCTCATGGCGTGCGACCAGGCCGGGTACAGCTCCCAGTCCGTAAACTCTTCGACATTCTCGACCAGCACCACATCCGGTCGATGAAACTCGGCGGCCGACACGACCGCCCAGGCTGTAGATCGGGATGCGTCATGCTGCTTGTTGCCCGACTTTTTGCCGCGGGCCTTCGAATGCCCCTGGCAGCACGGCGACGCCAGCATGATGTCGTGGGTCGGCACCTTCGACCAGTCCGCCTGGTGCAGATCCTGGCAAACGTGAATTGCGTCCGGGTGGTTGGCGCTGTGCCACTCGACTGCGGCCGGCCAGTGGTTGGCCGCCCAAAGCACATCTACACCCGCGTCGCGCGCACCGGTACTCCATCCGCCGAGTCCGGCGAACAAATCAATTGCTGTTGTCATATTGGATACTCGCCGGCGATTACCGGCCGCTGGATGATGATCAGGCTGCGTGAGCTGGAGACGGATGCCAGTCGGCGAAACCGACCTTTGGCGCGCCTGTTTTGGTATTTATGATCGGCTTGCTCTTGGCGTCGACCAGCACTGCCTTCGTTCGGATCTTCAGGTCGCGGCAAACAATGCTTGCCCTAGCCATCTCCATGAACTGCTGGGCGTACTGGGGGGCATCGAACATCGGAGACAGGCGGACGCATTTCTTGCCGGCCATGATTTTCTTGATCTGAGATTCCACTTCCGCCTCCCACTCTGAGACGGTCAGATCGATCCGCCTCCCGTTTTCATTCTTGAAGGTTGGCGCATGCTCTTTGGCCTCTTCGCGAGCCCAGTTTTCACTCATTCCGAATACAGCAAATGTGCTCATGGGATCACTCCAGGCGGTCGAGAGCTTTTTGAAGCAGCTCATTAACTGAAAATTGTTTTTCTTCTGGGTTCATCGCGCGCCGGATGAATTCACAGGCTTCCGACATGTAGGTATGAAGCAGATTTGCTTCGTCCTCCGCGTCATCCGCCTGGCTTTCAAGCATGCGAATGTCTTCGCGAAGATCTTCCAGACCTGAGTTCGGGTCTATGTCGCCGGCGGCGATCCTGCGAGCCAGCTCGGCTGCGGCGCCAGGCTCCAGGGAGGCGTAGTGGAAAAGCTCGTCTTCTTTTAAAGCGTTCGCGGGAATGCTCATTAGCAATCTCCAGGCAGACGCCTGCCTCGCCGGCTGGCGTGATTCGTAGGAGTGGGGTATTTGTGTTCGGCCCGGCATGGGGCCGGATCAGGGAGGGGTGATGTCTTCGTTTTTACTTACTATTTTGGTTGCCGCAGCTGGCGCATATTTCGCGGTCTTTAAAACAAAGCAAGAAAAACTTTGGTTGGAGCGCTACGAGAAAACCAGCGGTGCGTTGTTACGAGCGAATCTCATTACTAGGTTCCTCCTTAGTGAGGTACATGGCGAGTATCAACTCCACGGTTTGACTCAGCATGAAAAGAAATCGCTCGATACTAGCTGGCCAATAGCTCGATACGAGCTGGCGCAGGATATAGTTCGCCTCCAGCTGCTGTTCACCGAACTCGATCTGAAAGAAGTTCAGTCTGCATGGAGCGAGCTGCAGAGAGACCTATTTTTTCTCATTGAAGAGTCGTCGGAGCATGACAGAACCGAATACATTTCAAAGGCTCTTCCTAAGTCTGAATGGCTTGAGGGCGCGCTCATTGAGTTGGCGCAGCGCAAATGCGTAGAAAACTTCATCAGCCAATGGATTAAGAAACTCAAACCTTCAGCGCAATAGGTTTGGGCGGGTCAGGCGCGTCGGACTTTGAAATGCCGCATCGCCTTGATGCTGTGGCAGTAATCTTGAAGCCGTTCATAGGCCTTGTACTTGGCCTGGCCTCGGGTTGCTGCCCAAACCCTTACCAAGTCCTCTCGGGCTTCTCGACTCCAGCTGAGATCATCCCATTCATGCTTGAACGGTAGGACCAGCCACTCTTTGAGCGGCAGCGTTTCGGCCATCTCGCCGTACTGCATTTCGTGCGTAGGGTGGTAGTTTCTGATTCGCTTCTTCGGGTCTTCGTCCAGCACCACGCCGATGTAATGGCCGCGATCAGCCATGATGACGCCGGGCTTCCCGTAGGCAATGACGCTGCGGCCGAGTTCCGCTGGCACCTGATAGTGCTGCCGTACGTACGCGCAGTTGTGGGTCATGGATTATCTCCAGTCAGGCGCCGCCCTCCGGTGGCCGGTGGTGGCAATTTGGTTTCGTATGGGGTATTCAGATACTGTCTAATAACAAAGCCGATCAGGGAGTGGCTATGACCGAAGCTGAAAAAGAAAAGCTTGACGCAGCGAAGCGTGTTTACGAGCGCTGTATTGAAATTAGGAACTTCGAAATTGGTCAGTTAACCAATCGAAACAACTTCCTTATGATTTTTCAGGGTGTTTTATTCGCTGGGCTAGTGCAGTCGGCAGGTATGTTCCCAGTTGTGTCATTTATGGCATGTATTACTGGTGGGCTGGTATCGTGGTATCAGACTAAGATCGCAGCAGGCGCAAAGTACTGGCAGGAGCACTGGGAGGCAGAACTGCGAGATTCGGAAATAAGGCTCTTGGCCATACTTGAGCAGCGGCCAGATAGAGACCCTGTAAGACTTTTCTCGCAAAAGAAAGAGGATATACGCGAAGCAGTCAAGACAAGGCTAGAGAGCGGTGGCACCGGCGTAGTTATGAGGTATCTCATTCTGAGAAAGTTTTCAGTGAGCAAAGTTCCTATACAGCTTGGGGTTGCACTTATGGTTGTATGGAGCATCTTGCTCATTTGCACCGTGAACTTCGGTTGGAGCATTTCGGTTCCTGAATTTATCACCGGTTTCAAGCATTAGAGCTCGGTTCAATTATCTCGTCGCCTGAATTTCTTTGAATTTCGTACATGCTTTGACTGTGAAACATCCGCGCCACGTTTTCGCTAATCACGATTTCGTGGCGCGGATAGCTCAAGAAGGCCACCAGTTCGTCGTCGGCCATCAAGTCCATCTTCATGATAGCGATCTGCAGAACCTCGCTGATGATCGGTGTCTTGCCTCTGGCGCAAATCCGTTCCATGGCCTGCTCGATACCCGGCCTGACCTTGTGCCGTAACTCTTTCTCTGCTACCGCCAAGCGCTTTTGCGCTGCCTTGGCCGACCGTTCCTGTACTGATTTGGCCATGGCCTGCCTCTTCAATTCCGTGGGCCGGTATATCCAGCCATGTCTGTCGTCGGCGCTGGCGCACCTGGTTGCTGAGGCGCTTCATGCTGCGACCTTCACCTGATGCCAGGCGCCGGCGGCGTAGAACAGCTTCGCGGTCTGGGCTTCTTCGAGCGTTACCTCGGCTGGAACCGCAATCCAGCCTGACGCAACCAAATGGTTGGGGTTGCAGCTGTCTCGCAGCTCCAGGTAGTAATGCTCGATCGCATCCGTCAGGCGCTCGACCTTGTAGATGCCCTCGGGCGATATCTCCACCGACTTGACGTACTCAACGCCGCGCTCGTCGCGACACATGGCGCTGAGGTAGATCGTCCAGCGGTAGGTAAAATCGAACAGGGTGTTGGCGATCGCCAGGCTGCGGATCTGCCGACAGCTTTTCCAGTTCGCCATGATCTGGGTACCGCTTGGGTCGATGTTCACCACCGCGACGTGGTTGGTACTCAGCAGCGCCCGGCAGCTGCGTTCGGCGCGGGCGAATCCGTTGTTGGGCTTGCGTACCTTGCTCATAGCGAAGCCGCCATTTTGCGCAGGGCCTGGCGCTCAGCCCAGTTCAAGCCTCTGGGTTTGCGCTTGAGCACCGTTTCGGGATCAATTTTCTGCGAGCGGGGCGGCGGCAGCGGATTGGGCGGTGGGCTTTTCAGTTGAGCGATCTGCCCGCCGGCAGCCAGGTACTGAGCGATCCGGTCGTTGAGTGATTCCGCGCTCTGCCGCTGCTGCTCGATGAGATTGAGGTGGTTGCTGATCATGCTGCTTTGCTCCTCAGCTTCTCCTCGTAACTGTCGACCAGCAGCTTGAACTGCCAGAGGTCTTCCTCGAGCTTTTCGATGTAGTCCTCGTCGCGCTTGAATTCCTGCCACCAGAGCTGGCGGCCGACCGGCTTCAGGTCCGGGCAGTACATCCCGATATGCCACCACTTGCGACCGGTGATCCACATGCAGCCCTGGACCTGATCCATGATGTCGCTGGCATCATTGTCGATATGGAACGAGCGCAGCTTCTCGGGAGCAAGGAAGCATTTGTACTCGGAGCCGCCATCTTCGCCGATGAAGCCGTCGGCACTGGCGCCGAACACGCCGTCATCGGTTTTAACCAGGCCCACCTGGGTGACGATGAGTCCGGTCTGGATTTCGTGCTCCATGCGGGCTTCCGGCTCCAACTCGTGGCCTCGCTTCATCTGCCAGGTCTCGAAGCCACCGTCCAGCGGGGCACCACTGATACGTTCGACGGCCAGGCGAAAGGCGTAGTCCAGCGCCTTTGCGGTCGGCTCTCCCTTGTTGGGGCCTGATTTCAGACGGGCCCGCGCGTCGCTGAACATGCTAGCGGTGATAACCCCGGCTCGCTCTTGGTGCCAGGCATCCGATCCTTGAGAGCAATGGACGATAATCATTGTGGGATCTCCTCGAATTCAACTTCGTCATCAGTCGCGCTTGTGGCGGCTGTTTCGTTTGCAGGCTCGGGCTCGGGCTTTGCCGCTGCTTCTTTCAAGGTCACGCCACGGGCGCCGACCGCTACCTTGAATGCCTCATAGGAGGTCATGTCCTTGACTTCGTTGATGGCCGAAACACCGGCCTTCCAGATTTCGGTGAGCGCTTCGGGAGTGGCGGCGGCTTCAGCCTGGGCTATCCAGTGGGCCGCCAATGTCGGGTCGTGCGGTGCTGGGGTTGGTTTGCCGGGCTGATGTGCTTCCTGCGGCCGAAGCTCTTCCGGAAGGTCTTCAATGTCCTGCGTGAAGATGTCGGATGCAGCGGTGACGTTGAGCGTCATGGCGATCATTGCGCGCTTGCAGGCCATCTTGAGCACCGTGTTCGCCAAATCGGCAGCTTCAGTGCGAACCTGCGGCTTCTTCTCGACATTGCCTTTGTACTTGGAGAATTTGACGCGGCGCATGTTCTCCGGTGTCGCTTCGAATTCCTCGAGGCAGATCGAGCCGCGCCACTTGTATTTCTCTTCACCGGAAGAGCACTCGCCAACACCCTCGCCGAGGGCGATGCCCGTCGTCTGGTGGCGGCCTACGCAGGTGACGCGATAACGGGCGGTGCTTGCGGTAGACAGGTCTTCGATCCGGTATTCCTGCGCGACTCGGAAGGTCACGCACAGCACCTCGGCGCCGGGCTTGTAGAGCGTTGGCTTCGGCGTGCCAGGAATCGTCCCGTAGTGAGTGTCCCGCTTCATGATGCCCTGCATCACTTCCTGCACCAGGTTCACGCGCTGGCGAATCTCGACCGCCGAAAACCGATGAGTCTCGGCAGCGGTAAGGCCTGACGCCTCGCGCGCCGGAATATGAATGATCTCGTTCATGACGACTTCAGTAGGTGATGGCAATGGCTGGGATCTTGCGCTGGGCGATGAGGGTGATTGCTTGCTTGGCGCATTCCTCGGTCATGCCGCCGGCGACAAAGGCGTCCAGCGCGGCCCGGTTGATCCTGGCCTTGTGGGCTTTGTCTGCTTCCCGGGCGGCGGCCTGGCGGTTGATCTCGTCAGCAGCAGCATTGGCGCGAGCGATCTCTGCGAGCCTGGCTTGCTCAGCTGCTTCAGCTTGGCGCCGCTCCGAATCGATGCGCTCTTGCTCGGCACGCTGCACGGCTGCGACGCGATCACCTTCAGCCTGGGCCAGAGCTTCCTGGTGGCGGCGCTCGTCGTCGATCTTCTGTTGCGCGGCTCGCTGTTCTGCCTCGATTTTCTCCCGGGCGGCCTGTGCTGCAGCGCGCTCTGATTGCTCGGCGGCAAGCTTCAGCTCAAGTTCTCGACGGTCTGCGGCGGCCTTGGCTTCGGCTTCTCGTTTGACGGCAGCATCGCGGTCGGCCTGCGCCCGCTGCTCAGCCTCAATACGAGCTTTTTCGGCTGCTGCACGGGCAATCTCTGCATCGCGGTCGCGCTGGGCCTGTGCTTCTGCCTCAGCGCGCAGCCGGGCCAGCTCTGCCTGCTCGACTTCGTACCGCGCACGCTCGGCGTGCAGGGCGCGCAGCTTGACCAGTGCCTGGTCCTTCACCTGGGCGGCTTCGGCCAGGAACTCTTCCCAGCTTTCGTCCATGGCCACCAGTTCCAGATCAGCGATGACCTGGGCTATCTGATCAGCCGTCGGCGATACCTCGAACAGCGCGAGATCCTTGATCCGCTGGATGCCATCGACGTGCTTGTCTTTGCGGGCCTGCTCGGCCTCTTCCCACTCGGTCAGAGGCTGGCGGGTGGCGTCGCGCAGGGCGTCCATCTTGGTGACGAACTCGCGCAGCTCAGCCTCGACGACCTTCGGCATTTCCTTCAGGCGCTTCAGGTAGTCGCGGCCAGGCTTCTCGACCGCCGTCTTGGACTTGCTGACGGTCGCTGCCAGGCTGGCAATGCGCGCGCGACCCTTGGCAGTCTTGAGGTCAGGAACCTCACCGGTGACTTCTGCCTTTACCGCCTCGAAGAACTGGCTCAGGCCGCCGGCTACGTAGATAGCCGGCGCGTTGTCGGCGCTGATGTCGTCGATGGTGATGATTTGCTGTTGTGCGGACACGGGGAATCCTTGCCGCGACATGCGCAGCGCTTGAAAATTGAAAGTCAGGAAGTGATGTGGCCGGAGTAGGCGCTTGCCAGAATCCAGGCAGAGAAGAAGAGCAGGGCGATGGCCGATCCGCGCCAGAACGAGATGCGCTTGGCGCGCTGGTAGCGTGTCACAGCTCCACCAGCCGGCCCCGGAGATCAATACCCCAGTCGCCTTCCATGAATGCAGAGTTGTCGCGGGCATGGTGCGGCCAGTCGCCTTTCACCGGGGATTCAAGCTCGCATACCAGAGTGTCGCGAGGGCGCTTGAGGATGCCTTCCAGCTGCTCGACCTGTTCGTCGATCAGCGTTTTCACGATAGGCGTGGTCATGCTGCAGCACTCCTGATCTCCGCATTGCGCTCGACGAACTTGGCATCCAGCGCATTGCGGTAGCGGTTGGCAGTTGGGGCGTCGATGATCTCGGCGAACTCCGCCATTTCGATCATGCCCATGACGAAGGTGCGGTCGGGCACCGGAGTGCAGGACCGCCGGATCTTGGCGATTTCAAGGCCCAGACGGGCCAGGGCGACATGGTTGCTCATAGCTCGTCGTCCTCTGCCTGGGCGATCAGTGCGTCATCTGCCAGCGGTGCGAGAAGCGATTCCGCGATCTCGCCCAGCTTTCCGAATGGATGGTCGCTGTGACCCAGTAGCTCGTTCACGGCCACCTTGTCGCCCTTGCCGTAGGCCGTGGTGATCAACAGCCAGCCCAGGGCGGAGGTGTGCACCTCACAGTCAGCGAGGCGCTTGTTTGCGTACTCATCCACCGCCAGGGCGAACTCTTCGGCCTTCACGCCCTGAGGCGAGCACATGCGGCGCTGGAACTTCACGTCTCGACCGTAGCGGACCAGTTGCTCAGTGGCGTTGTACAGCCATTCAGACCGGACCAGCTCCTGCGAACTCTCGCTCACCGGTGGGGGCGACTTCCCGTCGTGCATGACCTGACAGATATTCAATGCTGCGTTCATGGTCGCCTCCAGTGTGGCGTTACTCGGCTGGGATCGGCTTAAACAACTCGATGTCATCGATGGGAAAGGCGCCGTTCTCTTCGCCGTCAAACCAGCGCTTACGGGTACCTTCCATTTCGATTTCTTGGCAGACCTGAGGTGTGCCGTCGAGGATCATTCGGTAGCGGGCACCGATGGAGCGCTCTGGCAATCCATCAATCGGAATCCAATCGCTCATGGCGACCTCCAGTGTTTGGGGTTAGGCGGAACGGGCTGCGAGCATGGCGTCGGCCACGGCGTAAGCTGCGAGGGCAAAGTTGGCGTTGTTATCTGGGTAGCTGACTCCAAGACCGACGCTGCGCACGGTATTGCGGATCATTGCCGCCAGCGCCTTGGCCGCGAAATAGTCGCGCAGGCTCATGCCGGACAAATCACGCTTCGTTTCGGCAACTGTCGTCGGCTGAAAAATCATGTGGTCGTAGTCCGCGACCGGGAAAGCTGGCCCGCCATTGTCTTTATTCATGACTTTCTCCATTCGTTGGTTCACCTGTATTCGTCAGCACTCATGCCTCCCGCTGGTTGCCGATGGGCGCGGGGGAGGAGTGCTGACGTAATAGAGGTGGGATAAAGAAAGCCCGGTTGGACGTCCGGGCTTTCGGATGCAGTAGTTGTCAGGTTTTTGGGCGGGACCGTCAGCGCCAGAACGCCGAAAGCCCCGGTCGAGAACGCCAGCGCTCACGATGGAAGCGCAAGGGACCGGTTGGCAGGCCGTCATCAGATGGCGGTTCTGGCCGCGCATGGCTGAGCGCTGCGCCGATCAGGAACAGTAGGAGCATGGTGATCTCCGGTTGGGTTGGGTGATGCTGATGCCCGGTGCTGATCTCCGGATTGGGTGTGAAGTGTCAGGTTCAACCGAGCCGATCAACCGAAGTCCGTCGGCGCCCCACTTGCGAGCCTGCGTCGTTGCCCATCAGCCTGGGCGTGCATCCGCATCGGAGGTAATCTTCAGTGCCGTGGCCAGGTCTGCCTTTCCTACGAACTCCCATCTAAGGGCTCGGAACCCCGCCGCATTTGTCAGCCTTTCGGCTCGCAGGGTTGACCTTACAGCTCGACGCCCTTAGACCCTTTCGGGACTGAAGATCACCTCCGATGCGCTCTCATAGAGAGGATCGGGCAGTTAACGACAGGCTGTCGTGGCGCTGGTTGTCACTCTTGCGAGTTGAGCCACTCGTGGATTGACTCTTCGCCGATTGCGTTGAGAAGGTCGAGCGGATCGCAATCGCTGCTCTTGATCCAGTCGGTCAGCTCTTTTTCGTTGAGCAGGTTGAGCGTCTTGTTAATCCCCATTGCGGTGATTACTTCGCGCTCGTCGAGACCTTTGATTCGGTCTTCAACATCAAGATCTTCGAGCAACGCTTGCGGCTCCACCTCAACCACTACCCGGATCTTGTCCAGCTTCCACGCTTCGACTGAAGCGCTGTCTGCGAGAAATACAACTTCCATCGTCTTGCCCTCCGGTTGTTTTCCCAATGCACCCGTCACCAGGTGCATCAGTGAAAAGGCCCGTTCAGCCTTCGCAGCCCATTTTGTAGTTGCTTGCATGCTCTGCGCTGCAAAACGGCAACTCTCGAGTGCGAAGCACCTGACGGTTGGTGTATGGATCGCGAGTTCGATCGTGAATGCTGCGGCGAACCACCTTTTCGGCTGGCTTACCGCAGTAGGTGCATTTCGTTTGTGTAGCTGCTGCCTCGGTCATCGTGTTGCCATCCGTTGATTTCCAATGCCGCCTCATCGAAGCGGCATCAGTAAATCTGTGGCGCCGTGACCCGCTACTGGCGGCCGTCACTGGCTTGAATCGTGTTGTTCTTCCAGCCGCGGGCCTTTCGGCTTGTTCTCCCGCTGGATAACTGTTCTTGGCGCTTTACGCTGCACGCCCGGGTCAGTTGCCAACCCTCTGAACCGTTGAGGCCGGTTCATCGCTGCCTGTGAATCTGGGCCGGTGTTGATCCGGCAAGGGGTGTCGCTAAAGAGCGGCGGGCCTGTTGAGGCCCTGGCCGTCTGCTTATGTTTCGTTTGCAAGTCGGCTTGCATTTATAAAAGCATGCTTGTGTATTGAATGCAAGTACGCTTGTGTTTATTTTTCGTACTGTATGGATGTACAGCTAATTCACAGGATGGATTTTTGATGGCGAAGCAGGGGAAGAAACAGGAAGCGGGGCCGAAGCCGATGACGGGGATGGAGCGCCTGGTGCTGCGCGTCTCGTCAATGATCAACCACCCGAAAGCCCAGCTTGACCGCGAGGTGACGATTCACCGCCTGGATACGGACGGTCAGCAGGAGTGGGATGAGTTACTGGCGATCCTGTCGGACACTGACGGTATCGACATGACCATCAACGACGAGGACGAGTCGATCACCCTGGAGTGGGAGGCGGCCAGCGATGAGGATCGGCCGGTCGAAGCTGGGGATGTGGAGCTGGCAGAGCCGCCGGCGCCTTTTTGACGGGCACAAAAAAGCCCGCTCGGTGGCGGGCTTGTCGGCATCTGCGGGAAGCGCTCCGTCAGTTTATGCCTTTAGGCTTATGAGGCGCGTACATCGACCCGATCTTCAGTGCTTCGTCTTTTCCACCCTTGAGCGTCGGTGCCTTTTTCAGGATGTATTCCGGGAACCTGGTGACCAGATAGTCGTATCTGAACCATCGGCGAAACTCAGCAAGCGCGTCATTTGGGTATGCGCTGGCTTCTTGTGGATTGCTCTTAGCTTGGGGATATCTGGCAGGGTAATTGTGCTGGCATGGAACTCTCTCGCCATAGATTGAGCCGAGATTGAACTCCTTCCAGTGTTTCGCCCACATCAGCCCAACGCTGATATCCGGAATCGTCTTATGGTTAACCGTTAGGTCGGCCGTGATGAGATCAACGATTAGACCTGTGATTTCATTAAATACAATGAAATGCCCAAGCGGCGCGGCATTGTTTAGTATCGAGACCCGCTCATGATGAAACTGCCACTTATCCCCGGGGGCGTAATTTAGGGAGTCGTAGATGAATCTCTGCAGGCCGTAGGTCGCGAAGTTTCTGTAGCTGTCGAGGGCTACCTGGTTGGTAGTCCTAGACTCAAATGCATAGAACTCCAGGATAGCCATGCAAACGATGTCAGGATAGGCGTAGTGTGGACTACCATCCCGAATGGTTTCGATATAAAGCTTGCGATCCGTATAGCCTCGCTGAAAGAGATACTGCTTGATAAAGGAAATCCGATCCTTCGTCAGAATCTCATCATCAAAATGATCTTCCCACTCCTGGCTGATATCTTGAATTAGGCTTCGGTGGGCTCCCGTGACCAGCGACAAACCACGCTGCGTGAGAAACGGAATTCCGTTCTCGAGGACGCCCATTTCGATCCCGTTTACATCTCTCTGGACTTCGACGCCAAGCTCAAGCGCAAACTGTTTTGGGGCGGCGCCCGGCAGACCACTTTTCATATCTAATCCCTTGATATACATGAAATTTTACCCGGCGGTCATGCCGAGGATTTGCGAAGAGGCGCAGAAAGGTCCTAAGCCTGACAACCTGGGCGCGCCATAGGCGTTAACGCAGCGAGGTTTGGCTGTTAGCCGGTACAACCTAGGCCTTCCTCGCATTCCAAATCAATAGAACCTTGGCATGGATCGTCACGTCGTCGATCCGTGCCTGCTGGTCCTTGTGTTTCTCATTATCAGAAATCAGCCAGAAGTGATCTTCATCCGCCATCTGCAGGCGCTTGATGTAGAGCAGGCCGTGCCAGGTGATGACGTAGATTCCATCGCCGACGAACTCATTCACGCCTCGATCAACGATGACAGGGTCCTTGTCGTTGATCGTGCCTTCCATACTCTGGCCCCAGCCGGTGATCACCGCCAGGGCATTGAGTGAGGTGAAGGTCACGCCTTTCTCTCGCAGCACGTCTTCACGCACGATCAGGTTGCGCACGGTCTCGTTGTAGTCCGGCGGAACCTGGCCATGACCCATGGCGGCCCGCACGTCGTACTGCGGGATCAGCACCTCATCCGCCCGGGCGCGCAAGCCTGAGAAGTCAGCCGGAATGACGTTGCTCGACTTGACCTCTTTTTCCGTGTCAGCGACTGCTTCGGCGATCTTCTGCTTCGCGTCATCCGAAAGGTTCTTGCCGTGCTTGGCCAGCATCTGCTGAACAAGGTCGGCGGACGACTGCTTCGATTGCTCGACCGATTTCTGAGGGCTTGAGCGGCGAGGCGGCTCACCTTTCCCGGAGATCAGCCAGTCCACGGTCGTGTCGTAGCCCTCGGCGATCGCCCGAAGGTTATCGTTTTTGATATTCCCGGTATCACCGGCGAACCACTGGCGCACAGCTTCATAGCTGACGCCGCAGGTTGTCGCAATATCGCGCTTATACCCGCGCGCGCCTACCTCGGGCTTTCGAGCCAGAACCAGGGCAGCAATTCGATCAGTAATTTTCATACGAGCAATCTACAAGGAAGCTTGTCAAGCATGCTTGCTTTGCAAACACAAGCATGCTTGAATATTAACCAAGGCAAAGGAGGTCGGCATGACCAAAACACAAGCGATCCAACATTTCGGCTCCGTTTCGGCGCTGGCAAAGGCAATCAGCGTGACCTACGAGGCAGTCCGCCAATGGGACGTCGTGCCTGAGTTGCGCCAGTACCAAATCGAGCGAATCACCCAGGGCGCATTGAAGGCTGAGCAGAAAACTCAGGCCGCGTAGTCATGCCGCCTTGGCAACCACTTTCATCCAGTTCATTAGCGACGAAGGAAAACCACGCATGTACGAAGACCCGAAGCACCTGAACCACAACGAAACAAAGGTTCGCCTGAGCGATGAGTACGACAACTACTTGCGCTCGCTGGCAAAGATCCACGGCACCCAGAAAGCGGTCCTGGCCCGGGAAATCCTGAAGGCTGCAATTCAGCAGATGAGGGAAGAGCTTACCCGTGTTCAAGACATGGCCTGAAGGCCCGCAATGGAGGCTCTATGCCTGAGAACCCATGCGACCTGTCTTTGCGACAGATCGCGGATGTCGACGACATCCAATTCCTCGAACAGGCGGCGGCCGAGCGGGGAATAACCACGCAGCAACTCGTCAAGGAACTGATTGAGCGCCACATCGTTGCCCGGACAAGGCCGAAGACGATGCAGGGGACAGTTCAGCCATTCCGGCGACCCTACAACCCAGCGAGAGCAAAGCCTGATGAGGGACTGAAAAGTGAATAAAGCCAAATCGCAGGCACAAAAAAGCCGGGGCGCAATCCCGGCTTTTTGTGCAGCACATATAAAACACATCTGTGAGGTCGATTATGCATACCTATAACATTGATGTACAGGGCCTTAAAAAGTCCGCGACACATTTTCATGATTCGCAAAACGTGTCGCGACCTATGTCGCTTGTCCTTGGGGGCGTGAAAATAAAGCAGGATCTAGAAGGGCGTTATTGCCTGAACGATCTGCATAAGGCTGCTGGGAAAGAGAAGCGTCATGCGCCAGGTTACTGGCTGGCGATACAGCAAGCTGCAGAGCTTGTGGGTGAACTGGAAACTACCGGAATTCCGGTAGTTACGATTGAGGGCCGAAATGGTGGCACCTTCGTTATGAAGGAGCTGGTTTATGCCTACGCGATGTGGGCAAGTGCCAGGTTTCATTTGCAGGTGATTCGCACCTTCGACGCTGTCGTAATCGGGCACATTCAACTCGTCGAGGGGAAGCAAGCTAGGGAGCGTGCTCGCCTCGAGGCTCCAGCCCTTACTGATGCAATCAAGCACGGTCGCCTATCAATCGGCAAAGACATCAAACATTACCACTTCAGCAATGAATTCGACCTGATCAATCGAATCGCCTTGGGAATGCCTTCAAAGGCGTACAGGGCCGCTCACTGCATCAGCCCCACCGACTCTATTCGAGACCACCTCACGCCCTGTGAAATACGCTGTATTGAACATCTCCAGCGCGTCAATGCATCCCTGATCGACGTTGGTATGGACTTCGAATCCCGCAAGCAGAAGCTCAGCCAGATCTACATCCAGCGTCATAGCCGGGCTCTTCTTTCAGAAATCAAGCGCCTGGAGTTCTGACCATGGCCGGAGACTGGATCAAAATGCGAATCGACCTCCAGACACATCCGAAAGTTTTCCGCATGGTGTCCGCATTGAAGGCGGACAGATTGCGGATTATCGGCGGACTGCATGTCGCTTGGAGCATCTTCGACACGCACTCAAGCGACGGTGTTTTGGTTGGTTACACCGTGGACGCGATGGATGCTGTCGTGGGCTGGCCGGGCTTCATCCAGGCCATGATCGACGTTGAGTGGGCGTCCGTGAATGACGACGGGAGCCTTGTCATGCCTCGCTTTGACGAGCACAACGGGGCCAGCGCCAAGCGTCGCGCCAACGACTCGGAACGCAAGCGCAACGAGCGTAAAAAACCTGTCCGCAATTTGTCCGCTTCGGATGCGGACAGTTTGCGGACCAGAGAAGAGAAGAGAAGAGAAGAGAAGAAAGAGCAAGATCAAAAGCAGGGCGCTGGCGCACCGGCCAAGTCTGCGAAGTTCGATCCGCTCACCGCGAAACCGGCCAACGTCTCCGACAAGGCCTGGGCCGACTGGTGCCAGCACCGCAAGGAAATCCGCAAGCCGCTGACCGCCAAAAGCTGCGAGCAACAGGCCAAGGCGCTGGAAGGCCATGCGGCACCGGACCAGGTGCTGGCCACGTCGATCTCAAACGGTTGGACCGGGATTTTTCCGGAGAAGGTCGCGAGCAATGTCCACCCGTTCCCGCAATCGCGGCACACCGGGTTCGCCGAGCGCGATTACACCGCGGGCCTGACCCTGCGGGAGGATGGCAGCTATGCATTCTGAGCCAATCCAACAGGCGCCAGAACTGCCGCCTGGTACGCGCATTCAACCTGCCGACTGCGAGACCCACGGCTCGTACGAGCAAAAGGTCTTCGCCTTGCTGGGCAAGGAGCTCAAGAGTGGTTGCCCTGAGTGCAGCCGAATCCGCGCCGAGGAAGAGGCCGAGCGCCAGATGATTCAGGAGGCAGCCCAGGCTCGAATTCGCATGGCCGAGAAACTGGGCGCCGCGCTGATCCCTAAACGCTTCGCTGGGAAGACCTTCGACGGGTACATCGCCAAAACCGCCGAGCAGCAGAAGGCGCTCAAAACCTGCGTCCGGTACGCCGCCGAGTTCAAGCAGATTGCCGCCGCCGGCCGCTGCCTGTTGCTGCTGGGCAAGCCCGGCACCGGCAAGACGCATCTGTCTGTCGCGATCGCCAACGAGATCATGGCCACGTCCAGTGCCACGGCCGTGTATCGCACCATCGGCGCTGTGCTGCAGGCCATCCGCGCCACCTACGACCACACCAGCGACCAGAGCGAGAGCCAGATCCTGTCGAGCCTTGTCAGCCCCTCGCTGCTGATCCTGGACGAGATCGGCGTGAGCAAGGAGAAGCCGAGCGACTTCGAGCTGACGACCCTGTTCTCGATCATCAACGGCCGCTACGAAGAACTGAGACCGACCGTCATCGTTTCCAACCTGGATGCGAAGGCGCTGGCCAGTGCCATAGGCGAACGCTGCGCAGATCGCCTGCGAGAGGGCGGGGTGATCGTTCAGCCGTTCGAGTGGGAATCGCAACGCGGAAAGGAGGGTTTCTGATGAGCATCAAGACTCAAGTCAAGATTGCCTTCGCGGGTATGGGCTTCTCAATTGGCGTTTTCTGCGTGTTGATCACGATGGCGGTGATGCCATGACCGACAAGATCAGCGTCAACTGTCGCTCCATGCTCACCGAGGCCATCACCCGCATGTCCAAGATGTTCGAGGACAAGCACTTCGTTGTGGTGAGCCTGCGCCCTGGCAAGGACCGCACGCTCGACCAGAACCGCCTGTGGTTCGCGATGTACAAGCGCATCGCCGAGATGACGCAGATCGGTGACGCCGCCGACGCCCGCCAGTACTGCAAGCTGCACATCGGCGTGCAGATCCTGCTGAACGAAGATGCCGGGTTTCAGGCTGAGTGGTACCGCGTCATGCGCCACCTGCCGTACGAGACGAAGCTGTCCATGATGGGCGACTGCAAGCTGTTCGGCCCCGACGGGTTCCCGGTGACCAGCCTGTTCAACCGCTCCCAGGGCATCGCCTACACGGATCGCATCGTCGCGCGCTTCGCTCCGCAGGGTGTGTATTTCGATGACCTTCTGAGCCAGGAGGCCGCATGAACCATCAATTCAAGCCGGGCGACCTGGCCCTGGTGATTGCGGGAGGACATTTGGGCGAAGCGGCCGAGATCATCCGCTTCGTGCAGCCGGACGAGGTCGTCGTGTCGCCCACTTCGGGAAAAACATATCAGTTCAGGCCTGCTTCCGGATTGGGTGGGTGGCTGTGCAGTTTCAAGGATTGCCTCGCCATCAAGCACGAAAAGAACCTCATGCCACTGCGCGGCGACTTTGAGCCCGAGCAGCAGAAAGCCATGGAGGCCGAACCATGCGCGTAGCACTGAAGGAAAGAAAACCGCCCCGGTCGAAGAAATGCCGCGTTGCATCGTGCAGGGCCTCATTCGTCCCGCAACGCCTGGGCCAAGCGGTATGCAGCCCGGCATGCGCACTCATCGACGCGCCACGCCACCAGGAGAGAGCGCGCAAGTCGCTGGACCAGGTAGAGCGCCGGGAGATCAAGGTCCGCAAGGAGAGGCTGAAGAGCAGGGCGGATCATCTGCGCGAAGCCCAGGCAGCGGTGAACGAGTTCGTGCGCCTTCGTGACGCACACCTGCCGTGCATCAGCTGCGACTCACTGCCGAACGATCAGGACCTGATCACCGGCAGCCGGTGGGACGCCGGGCACTACCGTTCGGTCGGTGCATGCCCGGAACTGCGCTTCGAGCCGCTGAACATCCACCGCCAGTGCGTGAAGTGCAATCGCAACCTCTCTGGCAATTCCGTGGAGTACCGCGCTCGTTTGGTGCTTCGCATCGGCGCCGACCAGGTCGCCTGGATCGAAGGGCCGCATGAGCCCCGCAAGTACACCGTGGAAGAGATCAAGGCCATCAAGGCCGAATACCGGGCAAAGACAAGAGAGTTGAAGGGGAGAGCAGCATGAAGATCAACTCAGCGCGCCAGGCTTGGCACGATTGCAAATACAACCCGGCTCCGGGCCAGTCATCGGATGTCGTTCAGTTGGGCGTTGTGGTGCAGAACACCGAGCGCGGGCCAACGGCGAGCCATGCCGTGCACGGCGCTTTGGCGGGACACATCCAGTCGGTAATCGCCCGGCTTCACCCACAGATCCGCGTCTTCGGTGATTTCATGTACGCCGCCGAGCAGAGCGACGACATTCGCGAGGCAGCGGAAGAGGTAGTCTTTCTGCTGGTGCAGAATCGGTCGCCACGGATGACGGCAGCGAAGCGCGAAAAGCTGGAGTATGTGGTGAAGGGGGTGATGAGTCGCTACCGGTACATGCACCAGGGCGGCCAGTCTGCCAACGAGGACCCGCTGGCCAACGCCGAGAAGTTCCGGGCGTGGCTGTGGCAGGTGCATGGCGTTCGACTCGAGTCGTGCAACTGGGAGCGTGACTGGGGTGGCGTGCTTCAGCTGATCTTTGAGTGCTGCGAGGATCTTGATCGTCGTGCACTGAGCCCGGTTGCAGCGGTGATTTACGAAATGCGCGAGGCCGCTTGAGGGCCTATTGCGTTCCCGTGCGGCTAGTGGCATAGTAACGCCACTGTTAGAGTTTTGCCTTCGGCAACTTACTCTTTGATGCAAGAAAACCCGGCCATCGCGCCGGGTTTTTTATTGCCTCGGTTTTACCTGTAGCCAGGACAGCCCTCGGGACAGCCTGGACGTCGATAGCCGGATAGTGCGACGTACGGAATCAACACCGGCAGCCCGCGCACCCTGTTCCATCACACGCTTGCGGGGTGGCGCGAGACCAATACAGCGAGATCGATGCAATAGGGCGTCGACGCTGGGAAGGTCTTTGGCTGGCAGCGTGGGAAGACACGCGCACCTATTCAGGCCCTCGACATTGATCGGGGGCTTTTCGCTTTCGGCTCCCCACACCCATTGCTCCAAGCTGGGAGTGCAGCGGACGCCGACTTATTTCAGTCATGCCCCACGGAGTCGAGCGCATGGAGTATTTGCAGCGCCTGCTCGACAACCTCGACAGGTTTGGATTGTTGATCGCAGGGTTCGTCGGCGCCGTCATCGCGAGTTGGTGGCACAAGGACGACTTAACGGACTGGCGCGCCTGGGCGATCTTTCTGATTACCGGAGTCGCCTGCTCGTGGTACCTGACGAGCATGGTCAGCACCTACTTGGGTGTGACTGAGCCGAAGGTTGTCGCCGGCGTTGGCTTCCTGCTGGGCACCTTCGGCGGGTCACTGCTGGCAGCCATCAACCGCGCCATCAAAGCCGCTGACCTCTGGGCGCTTATCCGCCAGCGGTTCGGGGGAGGCAATCCACCATGAATCTTGAACTGATCAACTCCATCGCCTGTGGCTTGATTGCCGTGTGGGCGACCTGGTGTGTACTGAGCGGGAAGGTGAGGGACGGCATTCTGGGCAAGCTGATCTATTCGACGATCGCCATCAGTGGTTTCGTCGTAATGGCTCGCAACCAGAGTGTCTTCTTCGGGCCGAGCTCTGCCGGGATCACATTGCACGCGTCCCTGGCTCTTGCCGGTGCTCGACACATCTTCATGGTCATCTGGTGGCAGCCGGTCAAGGCGTGGCTCTGCCGCACGCTCAACTGTGAACACTGCATGGGGTGCCCGAAGGCTCCGGAAGGTATCGAGCGCAGAAAACCGTAGGTCGCGACACGTTTCGAGAATCATCAAATCGTGTCGCGACACGCGACGAGGATCATCGCCATGGACCGAATCGAGATGTGGATCGTATTGGCGTTCGTTGTTGGCCTGGGTATCGGCAGCAAGATGGTAGGGGGTTGGTGATGAGCACTGTAACGCGCCTGCATCATGCGCTACCACTGAGCCCGGCGATTAACCAGGCGGTGACCGAACTGGATAGCGCCATCGCCAAGGCGATCGACACGGCCAAAGCTGCCGGCCTGCCTCAGGGGTTGTTGATCGCGGTCCTGCACGGCCACGCCCACGGTCAAACCCACGTCATGGTGAGTAAATGACCGTCAAGGTGCTGGAGTTCAAGCGGCCGGACGAACCTCACTCAGCTGGCGAAGCAATCTGCACGCACTGCAAGCACGAATGGGTAGCCGTCGCGCCTGTAGGGTGCCGCAACCTTGAGTGTCCGTCGTGCAGTTCGCATCGTGGGATATACAAGTGGCCCTACGGCCCGTCCGATGGTGACGAGAGCTACCAGTGCAACTGCGGCTCAGATGACTTCTTCATTATGCGACGCGGCAAGCAGTTTAATGGCGCTGTGTTCTGCCGCGGGTGCGGTACCGAGGCTACCGGATGGTTTGAATAGGTGTGCCGCAGGTGAGTGCGACACGATCATAAGACTACCTTCCGTTCCTTCGGTCGCATTCCTCCTGAGCTTCCGAGCTGCTCATATAGCTATCGGGCAGTCGTTTATTTTCGAAGTTATCGAATATCTGAAAGCCGCGCGCAACTGCGCTGGACTGGCGAACACCATCGCGAACAGATCCGGTTTCCATGGGTATCGCGCTCTTTACTACATATCGGTCAGACATGGGGTTCTCCTTAAAAGGTGCTCACCAATACCGACAACCCTCAGCCATTTCAAGTCTCAGAGATATCTATGACAACCAAGCAACCCGACTGGGAGGCGATCCAACGTGCCTACCGGGCCGGGTCGCTTTCGGTGAGATCCATTGGTGAGCAGCACAGCGTCAACCACGCGACGATTCTGAAACGTGCCAAAAAGGAAGGCTGGACCCGTGACCTCACTGATCAAGTCAGGACGGCAACCAAGCAGAAGGTAACCAGCGCGGTAACCACTGCCGGTAACCAGTCACCCGTGGTTACTGACGCCGAGATAATCGAAGAGGCATCTGACCAGGCGGCCGCTGTAGTGCTTGCTCACCGTGCGGGACTGGCCAACTGGCGCGCCATTGCCGACAAACTCTCGGTGGCCCTTGCAGAGATGAACGTGGATGAAGAGAACATCGGCGACTTCTCTCGCGCACTGAACGCAGGTGTGGACGCACAACTCAAGGTAATCAAGGGTGAGCGCCAGGCCTACAACATCGACACGGAAGAAGGTGACAAGTCGGTCGACACCTTGGCCGCCCTGATGGACGAACTATCGAAGGACGCCTGACCATGAAGCCCGAGCACATGAAGCTGCTCCGGGACCGGTTCTGGCGACTGAACAACCTGTACTTCATCACGGACAAGCAGGGCAAGAAGGTCCGCTTCCGCATGACGCAGGAGCAGGTCGACTACTTCCAGGGGATGCACACCCGCAACATCATCCTCAAGGCCCGGCAGTTGGGCTTCACCACGCTTGTCTGCATCGTCCAGTTGGATGCTGCGCTGTTCGAAGCAGCGAAGTGCGCACTGATCGCTCACACCTTGAACGATGCCAAGCGCTTGTTCCGGGAGAAGGTCAAGTACGCCTACGACAACCTGCCGAGAGAGATCAAAGCGGCCAACCCGGCGCGCAACGATGCGGCCGGTGAACTGGTGTTCAGCAAGGGCGGATCGCTCTACGTCTCGACCTCGTTCCGGGGCGGGACGCTCCGATACCTGCACGTTTCCGAGTTCGGGAAGATCTGCGCCAAGTTTCCACACAAGGCGCGGGAGATCGTCACGGGCGCTTTCGAAGCCGTGGCCGCTGAGTGCTTCGTCACCATCGAGTCCACGGCTGAGGGCCGGGCCGGGTATTTCTTCGATTACAGCCAGTCTGCCGAGAAGCAGCAATTGGCCGGCGTGCCCCTGGGCCTGTTGGACTGGAAGTTCTTCTTTTTCAGTTGGTGGCGGAACCCGCTGTACTGGTTGGAACCGGCCGGTGTGGTGATTCCGGACCGGCTGACCAAGTACTTCGACGACTTGAGCGCCAAGCACGGGATCGTTACCAACCCAGGACAGCGCGCCTGGTACAGCGCCAAGGAGAAGACCCTCGGCGACGACATGAAGCGCGAGTACCCGTCGATTCCTGCCGAAGCATTCCAGCAGACGATAGAGGGTGCCTACTACGCCAAGCAGTTCACCAAGCTCTACGCGGCCCAGCGCATCGGGAAGCTGCCGGACAACAGCCACCTACCGGTCCACACGTTCTGGGACATCGGCGTCGGCGATTCCACAGCGATCTGGTTCGTCCGGATCGTTGGCGACGAATACCACGTCATCGACTTCTACCAGAACAGCGGGGAAGGCCTGCGGCACTACATGAAGGTGCTGAAGGATCGGGGCTACACCTACGGCGAGCACTGGGGGCCGCACGACATCGACAACCGGGAATTCGGCAGCGATGGCAAGACCCGCCGCGAACTCGCCCGCGAGGGCTACGAGATCGACGGCCAGCGCTATTCGATGACGTTCCAGGTCGTACCGAAGCTGGGCATCGACGAAGGCATCGAGCAGGCCCGGGAAATCCTCCCCAAATGCGCGTTCGACGAATCCAAGTGCGAGGAAGGCATCACCGCGTTGGAGAGCTACCGCAAGGAATGGGACGACAAGCGAGGGTGCTGGAAGGACAAGCCCTTGCATGACTGGTCCTCTCACCCGGCAGACGCCTTCCGGTACTTCGCAGTCTCCAAGAGCGCCAGGAAGCCGGTCAAATCAATCAAAATGGGATTCGCACGCTAATGGCAGACGTCACATACACCCGCCCGGAGTACGACGCGGCACAGTCCCGTTGGCGGCTGGTGCGCGACGTGTGCAAAGGGTCCGAAACCATAAAGGCTCGTGGCGATGTCTATCTCCCGAAGCCCAATGAGCACGACACCAGCAAAGAGAACCGGGAGCGGTACAAGGCTTACAAGCAGCGCGCGGTGTTTTACAACGCCACCGGCCGGACAAAACACAGCCTGGTTGGCGCAGTGTTTCGCACTTGGCCAACTCTGACCGTTCCCGGCGCTCTCGACTACGTGTCAAAGGACATCGACGGACAGGGCGTGAGCATCTATCAACAGTCGCAATCGGTCATCGGGCATTTGCTTGAGGTTGGTCGCCACGGGCTGCTGGTGGATTACGCAGCCGTCGAAGCAGGCACGGTGAGTAGGGCGGATGAGCAGGCCGGACGCGCCAGGGCGAACGTTGCCAGCTACCCAGCAGAGGCCATCAGGAACTGGAAAACTCGCAAGGTCGGTGGTCAGCACCTGCTGAGCCTGATTGTCTTGCGCGAAGAGGTGGACATCGATACCGATGACGGCTTCGGCAGTGAGCGTGTTGTGCAGTATCGAGTGCTGCGCCTGGACGACGCCGGCGTTTACACGCAGGAGGTCTGGCAAGAGGGCAGCAGTGAGACGGCAATGATTATTCCGCCTTTCACGCCACTGAATGGCCTTGGGCAACCGTGGAAGTTGATTCCGTTCCAGTTCCTGGGCAGCGAGAACAACGACACCAGCATCGACGATTCGCCGCTGTACGACATGGCCGTGCTCAACATCGGCCACTACTGCAACAGTGCGGACTACGAGGATTCGGTGTGGTTCTCCGGACAGCCACAGTTTTGGATTTCCGGGCTTGATGAGTCCTGGCGCGATCACTTGGAAGAGAACGGCATTTATGTCGGCTCTCGGGCACCGCTGACGCTCCCGGCCAACGGTTCGTGCGGCTTTGCTCAGCCTGAGCCGAACACGCTCGTCAAAGAGGCCATGGATGCCAAGAAAGAGGACATGGTTTCTCTCGGCGCCCGGTTGATCGAGCGGGGCAGCGCGGTGAAGACCGCGACTCAAGCCGACAACGACAGCGCCGCTGAGCACAGCGTCCTGTCGTTGGTGGTGAGCAACGTCAGCGAAGCCTACAGCCAGTGCCTGGTCTGGATGGCTGAGTTCGTGAATGCCCCGGGCGAAGCGCTCTACAAGCTCAATCAGGACTTCAGTCAAATCACCCTGGACGCCACGATCCTTGCAGCACTGTTCAACGCGGTGCAGGGCGGCAAGCTGCCGGCGGGAGACTTCTGGCAGTACCTGCGTGACCGTGGGGTTATCGACCCTGAAAAGACAGACGACCAGATCCGCGACGAGCTGGAGACCGAAAACCCTGGGCCTGATCTGGATGATGACGAGGTAGACGAGGATGGCGGTAAACCAAGCGATCCTTGATGCCACGATTCGGCACGCGGTGTTCCTCGAGCAGTTGAAGTCGGGGGAGGTCGCGAAGTTCGCGCCATTCCTCAAGGAGATCGACCGCTCGATCCGCGAGCGGCTGACCCGGGCTGACCTGACGGATTACACCGTCGCCCGCTTGGAGCGGCTGCTGAGCGAAGTCGACAGCATGCTCCTGGGCATTTTCGAACGGTACAGCGAGAAGCTGAGCCTCGACCTGGTGGACATCGCCAACTATGAGGCCGAGTTTGAGGCAACCAGCCTGACCCGGGCGGCGCCGGTCGGTGTGTCGTTTGACGCCGCGGTGCCAGGTGCTGCTGCAATCAGGGCAGCCATCCTCACTAATCCGCTCAGCGTGCGCGGTGCTGACGGCGGCAAGCTGCTCAAGACCTTCATTGATGGCTTCACTGCAACAGAGCGGCAACGCCTCACAGGCGCGATCAGGCAGGGCTTCTTCGAAGGTCAGACGAACTTCCAGATCATCAAAAACATTCGCGGCACCAAGGCGCTTCAGTACAACGACGGCATCCTGGCGACGACGAACCGCAACGCCGGCGCCATCGTACGGACGGCGGTGCAGCACGTCGCCACCCAGGCGCGCATGGAGACGCTGAAAGAGAACTCCGATGTCGTGCAATCGGTGGAGTGGGTCAGCACCCTGGATTCGAAGACCACCAGCCAGTGCCGGACGCTGGACAAACGCCGGTTCAAGCTGACGGAGGGGCCCCGGCCGCCGATCCACGTCAACTGCCGTTCGACGGTGGTGGCGGTGACGCGCTTCAGTGCGCTGTTCGCCGAGGGCGCCACCAGGGCATCCATCGGTGACCGAGGTGCCCAGCAGGTGAGGGCAGACCTGAGCTATTACGACTGGCTCAAACAACAACCGGCGGCGTTTCAGGACAAAGCTATTGGCCCGGTTCGGGCGAAGTTGTTCCGTGAAGGCGGCCTGAGCGTCGAGCGTTTCGCTGAGCTGCAGCTCGATCGCAATTTTGCACCGCTCACCCTGGTGCAGATGAAAGCTCTTGAACCGCTGGCATTCGTGCGGGCTGGATTGGCCGGTCGATAGAGCGATAGGATCTGATGTGTCCGCCCAATGTATGGGTGATAGAAGCAAGGAGTCTGGCTTATGGCTGCGCCGTATGAGTTTTCGCTGCTAAATGAGCGTGTGGATGAATGCCTTAACAAGCAGACAGACCATCAGTTAGAAAGAAATTATGCTCAATGTACGCACAACGTTTATGAGCTCTCGGATGAGCTATTTGCGGAAATCGCAAACATCGTCTTTGGAACTGGCTCGGTATTTACCGGCGATTGGATGCCTGGGAGGCCAGTAACGATTAACGGAGAGCGCCTGCTTTGGATAAAACGTAGGGGCGACCATGTGAACATCGTTACCACCGTACATACGTAAGCCAACCAAATTAGTCAGCACATCAATTTCTAAGATTGAAGAAACATCAAACCCTGGCCACCGCCGGGGTTTTTTATGCCCGCAGGCAGGGCCTGCTCCTACGTCTCTGGGAGACAACCAATGCTGAAATTCCAACTGGATACCCTGGATGGGGTAGATGAAGCCGTGCGCGCTCTTTACACCGAGAAGGACGGCAAGTTCGTACTCGGCATTGAAGGTCTGCCGCAGCAAGAAGATGTATCCGGCCTGAAGGCCAAGGTTGATGAGCTGCTCGGCGAGAAGAAACTGGCCGAGAAGAAGGCGCGCGAGGCCGAAGAAGCGGCACGCCTGGAGCGTGAAGAAGCCGCTCGCAAGTCCGGCAACGTCGAAGAGCTCGAACGATCCTGGACTGAAAAATACAACCGTCGCGAAGCTGAGCTGAACGGCATGCTGGAGCAGGAGCGCGGAACGCTGAGCGGACAGATCCGGGATCTGACTGTCGGCCGCACCGCTACTGATATCGCGTCTGCCCTGGCAATCCCGGGCAGCGCCAAAGCCCTGTTGCCGCACATCGAGCGCCGCCTTGGCGTCGAGCAGCGCGACGGGAAGCCTGTTGTGGTCGTCCTCGATCCGCAGGGCAAGCTCTCGGCGGCAACGCTGGACGAGCTGCAAGCAGAATTCGCAAATGACGTGGCGTTCGCGCCATTGATCGCGGGTAGCAAGGCATCCGGCGGCGGGGCCGGCGGTGCAGGTGGTGGGGGCGGGGCCCCGAAAGGAAACATCGGCGGCACCAAGACGGAACGTACGGCGGCGATCGCCAGCCGGTTCCCAGATCTCCCTCAATCGTAAGGAAATAATCCATGTCCCTGTCGCAAATGCAGGTTTTCAACGAATACATCATGCCGGCGACTCTCGAGACGCTGGATCAGTATCTCGCCGCTTTCAACGCCGCAAGCCGCGGTGCAATCGTGTTGTCTCCGGACGGCTTCACGGGCGACTTTCTTCAAGAGTCGTTCTTCCAGACCCTGGCGGCTGCCCAGCGCCGTGTGGATCGCTACAGTGCGAACGCCACTGTGGCTGCTACCGACCTGACCGAACTGAAGAACACCTCTGTGAAAGTTGCCGGCGGCTTCGGTCCGATCCGCTACGAACCATCGCAGATGAGCTGGCTGGAGCGCCCCACCGCGCAGGGCGTCGAAGTTGCGAGCCGCGCGTTCGCTGAGATCCTGCTCAAGGACCAGCTGAACACTGCAATCGCCGCACTGGTTGCCGCGATTACCGCCCAGGCCGCCGCTGTCAACGACGTGTCGGCTACCGCCGGCATCACCTACGCCGGCCTGAACAACGCTCATGCGAAGTTCGGCGACGCGAGCCAGAGCCTGGTTACCCAGGTGATGCAGGGCACCAGCTATCACAAGTTGGTCGGCCAGAACCTGGCGAACCAGCAGCAGCTGTTCCAAGCTGGCAACGTCCGCGTGGTGGACATTCTCGGCAAGATCTCCGTTGTGACGGATGCCCCGGCGCTGATGCAGGCCGGCACCCCGAACAAAGAAATCATCCTGTCCTTGGTGCAAGGTGCTGCGCTGGTTCACGACGGCCGCGACATCATCAGCAACGTCCAGACCACCAACGGCAAGGAGCGTATCGAAACCACGCTCCAGACCGACTACACCTTCGGCCTGGGCCTGAAGGGCTACACCTGGGACACCACCACCGGCGGCAAGTCTCCAACCGACGCCGAACTGGCAACCGGTACCAACTGGGACAAGACCGCTACCAGCATCAAGCACACCGCCGGTGTGGCTCTGATCGGTGACGCCTCCAAGTAACCCCGTGATGTCCAAGCCGGGACGTGTGCCCGGCTTGGCGGAGATGCAATCATGAGCAATAAAATCTGGTATCTGCCCGGACCGTTTCACCAGTACCGGGAAGACGTGAAGGCGCTGGCAAAGGAACACGGCCTGCGAATCATCGACGCGAACATCACTGAAAGTCGCGAAGGTGAGGCCGATGATGTGCCGGAGGTGACGGTGCGGCAGGTTGAATCGGCACCGGTGCTGCTGATCGCCGATTGTGGTGATCACGGTGCGCTGCAGGAGCTGATCGACAAGTTGAATGCTGAGCGCGATGGCATCGTGCTGCTGATCGAAGCCGCCGAAGGTCTGACTGAACTGGAACACCCAGGCGCCGGCGAACTGCCGATCCGCTTGTTCGGTGCGCTGAAAGCAATTCATGAAGGGTTCGAAACCCTCACGGGTGAACGTGACAACTTGGTGGGCGAGGTCGAATCTCTCCGCGCTGAAGTCGAACGCCTCAAGGTGGCAGCGGAACCGGTCGACAATGCCGAGAAGATCGCGAACCTCAAAGCGCAACTCGACGCTGCCAACGTGACGTATCGGGCGAATGCTTCGGTAGAATCGCTGGAAAAGGCAGTTGCCGATCTGCCCAAGGCGTAACACTTCGGGCTCCGGGTTACCGGCGCCTGATGTCCAAAAACACAGCGAGTTGACACATGGCACTGATCATTGAGGACGGCACCGGGAAGTCTGATGCCGAAAGCTATGCATCCGCTGAGGATTTGGCTCTCTATGCCGTGAAGTTCGGCGTGACCATCCCCGCGGAAGTGCCTGCGCAGGAAGCGCTACTGCGCCGGTCCGCGCTGGCGATGGATGGCATGACGTGGAAAGGGCGAAAGTCCAACAGCGAACAGGGGACCGGTATGACCGCCATCCACATCAAGTTTCCCGCCCTCACCCTCAAGGCCGGCCCACGGGCCATGGCGCGGATTCGTGCGCAGGGTTTACACGCCGCGGACGTCGGCACCCTGCCCGGTGCAGC